ATTCTAAAGTAACACCAGAGTCCTGAGTATTTAAACCCATGAACCCCGGAGCTGCAATCGTAGCGGCTTGTAGTGCTTTAGACATTAATTAGCAACCCACTCAGTGTACTCAGTGTGGTGTGCAGCTTGAATAGCAATGTTGTCGCTTAGAGAAGACTTGTACAAAGCCCATGCTTCGCTAGAATTCAATCCATTGTCCTCACCACGCTCAAGCAATGCTCTAGCATAGGCATTAAGGATAATAGGAGTTGCAGGAGCTAATATAACAGTACCGTCTGAAGACAAATCTGCTTGTGGTACAATAGCGTCTAAAATCAATGTATAGACTTTATCTGGCTGTGGATAAACACTAACTTTAGTATCACCTGTTGATGAATCTACTGTACTAAAGGTATAGTACATTGGTGAAGATACTTGAGGTGTTCCAAAGGTGGTAAAACGATTCATACGCTCTGCGGTGATATTAATCATTGCATAGTCTTGACTATCGTTTAGAAAGTCTACAACACGAAATCTGTCACCTAAGCCAGTGACTGTGTAATCATACTGACCTGCTACGGTAGAGACAGTAAAATAAGTAGTTAAGGAATTCCACTCGTAAGCATCTTCTACTTGTTTTTTAGCGTCATTAACCAGCTCTCCAACTAATTTGGAATAGCTAGTTTCATTGACTGTAGCAACTTCAGTTTCACGCAATCTACGCAAAACAGAGTTTACAGCTTGTAGGTAAGTTGTTGCCATGTTATTCCTTAGTTTATCACACTTTTATCAATGTGTCAACAATTATTTTATTTACAATCCCACTTTTTTAATGCCAATGCTTTACGAGTAGGTCTTCCTTTTTCGTCCTTCATAGGACCGTCAACACCACTCATACGAGCACAAAAGCTCTTGCGTCGACCAGCAGCTTTAGGAGACTTGGCGGCTTCTTTAGCAGACACTGGCGGCTTTAGCTTAGAACCAGTAGTCTTGTTATAGTAGTCTCTACCTTTTTGATTAAGACCACCTTCAGGGTTCTGATAGACCTTCTTAACCATTATTTCTTCTTCTTTGCTGTTTTAGCAGAGTCTTTAAATGCTTTAGCAGTAGGAGCACCTTTGCTACCGACCTTACGCATCTTCTCTCCAGAGCCTTCAGCGATACGCTTACGCTTTGCAGCGATATTGGAATAGAGTCCTTGCTTCATTATCTACCTCTGCCAGCAGACTTCTTCATTGGCTTCTTAGCCATGCCAGCTTGACTCATTGCAATAGCGATAGCTTGCTTACGAGACTTAACTACAGGACCAGTCTTAGAACCAGTGTTTAGAGTACCTGCTTTGTATTCGTGCATTACTTTACCAATTTTAGCTTGTTGCTTTTTAGTTTCTTTCATGATTTATCCTTATAGAAGTTCAGTTACAGATAATGTAGAAGATGTTACACCAGAGTCTTTAATAACAGCAATTTTATCTCCGGGATTTACTCTAACAAAGAAAATATTATTAGTTGCTGCCATAGGACTTGTTGTAATAGATGCAGTAGGTGCTGTACCGATTGCAAAATGACAATGTCCTAGAGATACAGCAATTTGAACCATTGTTGTATTTTGACCAAAAGCTGTTGAAGCTACACTAGAGTTGGTAACAGTAAATACTTGAGTTGTTCCTAAAGCAGGAACTCCGTTAGCTACTCCGTTAGGGTCTAGTTGAAATGTGCTCATAATTAATCCTTATATTAATGTAATTTTAATGCGACAGTAGCTAACAAAGCAATAATAAATCCACAAGAACCTATCATAATCTGTTCTAAGCGTTTTAATCTTCCGTTGATACCTAGATACCTTTCTGCACACACAGCCTCGTGTGAGTTCAATCTAGCCTCTGTATTGTCAATTAATTCACTCATTTATCAATCCTGCTTTGGAAAAGACAAATCAAGAGATGCTAGTTGCTCCACAGTAGTGCAAGCAGTAATAGCAGCTTCTAACTCATTAGACTTAGTACGGATAGCAGTTCTTTTAGCAGTTGTGTTCGCATCTACAGCAGGACCACCTTCAGCAGCACGAATCACCTTCCAATCAGTCGCAGCTAAGAGTGTTCCAGCAGTAACTTTAACCTGAGCAATAAAATTAGTTTTTAAACCTTTGGTCGTATATTCTTTACCGTCTACAGTCTCAGTAACATCTTCCAATGCTTTAGGATTGGTAATATCACCATTCCAATAGAATCTATCGTCAGCACGAACTGGGTCAGAAACTTCAGTAATACCAATTGCTAGTTTCTCAGCCAATGTAGTTAGGTTTAGCCAGTTAGCAGGATACTGTATGTCATTAACAGTAAATGCAGTTCCTTGTGCTAAATGACTACCATTTAATATAAACATAATTACCTCGCTAAAGCGTTTTTAAAAGGGTTTTCGGCAAATGCCATGTAAATGTAAGTTGAACCATTAGTATTATTACCAGCATTGGTAGTTCTCAACTTAAAACCATTAGATAGTAAATCTACTGTATTTTCATTTGAAAGACTTGTGCCATTTTCAGCACTAGATTCATTGGCAAATAAACTCGCTCCAGCCACATTGTATGTATTTCTAGAAGAATCATACATAATCCAGCCGTTTCCAGCGCCAGATGTCATCTTAAACATAATCCAACGAGGTCTAAATCCTGTGTAAACAAAAGTTCCATCAGTAGAACCATTACCTGTATAGCTACCAAACTTACTAAATCCAGCTATTTCTGACCAGCAGTAGGCTACATAAGTTTGAGTGTTTTGATTTGTATTTGCGTTTGTTCCAACTCCAAATACTGTGCTAGTTGCGGCTGAATTAAAAAATGATGAGTCAGTAGTTACTGCACCAGTTGAATTAAGTGTTACAAATTTTGTGTAATTACCAAGACCAGAGTTCCAAGCAATCCAAGAACCGCCTATATTTGTTCTAGCTTTAACAATTATCATGCTGGGTGCAACACCTAGACCATGACCAACAGTAGCATTGCTTCCTGTACCTGTATAAGTAACAACACTAAATCCAGCAGTAGCATTTACGCTTACTGTTGATGTAATAGAGCCACTTGTATTAGATGATGATGAGCCTTGACCAGCTTGCCAATTCCAAGAAATAAAATTGTTAGAAGCATTGTTTGTAGAACCTGAATCACCTAAAGTAAACCCAGTAGAAGCAAAAGCTGTTAAACCATTAGCAATAGTTCCTTCTGCGGAAGTGGTGTTCGAACTTAAATATTTTGTAGCACCCCTTACTGAATCATATAAAAAGTGGTCATCCGCTACATTTCGTACTTTAATCCAAGTAAAGTCAGGTTTAAACCCAGTAGCAATAGTTTGAGTGCCACCGTTACCGTTATACAAAGTAGCGTTCATGTAACTTGCACCTTGAACAATAGTGCTATCAGGTAAGTTAAAAGTATTGAGTGCTACAAAGCCTGTTGGGGGAGTTTGTGCAAAAGGTCTTTGACCAAAGTTTACTGATATAGCAGTAGAAGTGTTATTTCCAAATCCAAGCATGGGTACATAAGTGCCAGTTAATCCTGTTGCGGCTGCACCACCACCCTGTAAAGCACCATTAAGGTAATAAGTTAAAGTGCCAGCACCAGCATCAAAAGCAATACCAATAATGTCACCAGATACCCATGCACTTCCCCATAGTGTTCCTGTTCCAGCATTATATTTATAAGTATTTGTGCCGTTTGAATAATAGAACCAGCATCCAGCCGCAGTTTGTGGGTCAACTCCTAATGATTGGCTAAATGTAGCAATACCAAACTCTGCTCTTACATCAGAAGTAGGTACTGTGCCTTCCCAATACCATTGCCCTGTACTTGGCAAAGCCATAGTTCCTCTAACAAATCCTGTATAAGCACTAAAAGTAGCACTTAAATTTGCATTTGAAAGGGTTACATTTGAATATTGGTCTAATGGATTTAAAACACAATAGTTAGCTGTTGTTGCACTTGTCAATGTAGGAACATCAGTCATTGAATCATAAGTGCTGTTGCTACTAATACTAATATTATTAGTAGTCCAGTTATTACTATTACCGCTAAAGTCATAACCTAATGCAGTTGTACTAGCTGTGTTAGTAAATGGCAAATAAAAGCCATTAGTGCCGTAAGTGCCAGCATAGCGTTTAGGTTTCCATACTCCAGTTAGTGCATCTGTTTCACCAAATGAAGATGGGGTTAGTGCTTGACCGTCAATAAAATTTACTTCAGCCATGTAGCCGTCAAATGGTCTCGGTTCTGCACTTCTAAAAAAACCCATACGATGATAATTACCAGCTTTATTCATCTCAGTATTAGTATTTGTTGGGTTTGTTTTTGATGCATATGAAATTTCTACACCATTTACATAGCAATTGACAACTGTGCTAGATGCGTTCATAGAAAGAACAATGTGATACCAAGCTGATGTATCACGATAAACTGCATTAGAAGTAAATGCTTCACCAGCAGAGTTATTACTTTGTAATCTAAGAGTGTTGTCTGTTTCAAAAATTAAACGAGCATAACTAAGAGGATTTGAACCTACATCATAAGCAGACCCCATAAACAAGTGGTTTGCGTCTGATAAAGATAAAGAGCCACGCTTAACCCATGCACTCCATGTCCAAACTTTATTGTTTGTTGGAGTTCCATATGTTCTATTCAAATAAGCAGTAGCACTAGCCCTAAACCTTAAAGATTTAGTTAAGTTATAAGCATCATCTCCAGCAAGGAGTAGATTAGTTCTAATCATTTAACATCCGCTACTAAGCGAGCAGTAATTCTTGTTGTGGATTCAACATAATAGGCTAAGACATCCACAGCAGAAGCTGTAGTTGTCAGAGTAGGAGCTGTGCCACCGGGGAACTTAAAGTAAGAACCGTAAGCTAATGTGCGTGAGCCAGTACCATCTTGAGTAATCACGATTACACCAGATTGACCAGCAGTTAGGTTAGTTGGATTAGCTAGAGTACGATTACCACCTAAAGTAACAGAGAAGTTATTAGCATTGTTAAAGTTAGGAGTAATGGTTGCACCATCAGTTAGTGCAGTGATAGTGCCACGCTGTGCTACTGTAAAGTTTTGATTTACATTAAGAAAAGCATTATTTGCGTCATAGGCTTGGACATCTGTACCAATGACTAAACCTAGATTTGTTCTAGCATTAGCTGCTGTAGATGCACCTGTACCGCCATCAGCAACTGCTAAGTCGGTAATACCAGTGACTGAACCACCAGAGATAGTTTTATTGGTAAGTGTCTCAGTGCCAGCTAAAGTAGCAAAGTCACCATCAGTTAAAGCAGTATTAAACTGTGCTGTAGTTCCAGACACAGTATTAGAACCAAGAGCAACTGTCTTGTTTGTTAATGTTTGTGTGTCAGTATTTGTTGTAACAGTAGCTGAACCAACTACTAAAGCACCACTAACAGTTAAGTTAACTGCTGTAGCAGTTCCAGTTAGTGCTGGAGATGCAGTATCAGCCTTAGTCTGAATAGCTGTAGCAATGTTACTGTATTCTGTATCATGCTCAGAACCACGAATAATCTTTAGAGGATTACCAGTAGATAAACTATCTTTAGAAGTAAAGTTAGTTGTTTTGGTATAATTTGCCATGCTTATTCCTCAGCAGTAGTTTTCTTTGTGGTCTTCTTTGCTACAGGTTTTTCTTCTTGTTTGATTTCTTCTGTAACTTCTTCGTAAGCAGGATTGTCACGAGTTGTTATAATATCTACTTCGTGTTCAAAAGAAATAAAATTGCCAGATGCAATACATTTAAACTTTACCATTTATATCTCCACAGTTTATTTAAGTGCTCTGAACAGAACACTGAAGTAAACTGCCCCAGCAGTTTCTACCGGGGCAGAGTAAATCAACTAGCTATTAAGCTGGAACAATCAAAGCAACAGTGCTATAATCACGCAACTCAGCAACACCGTAGAGTGTGTCTGCAGTGAACAATGTACCGAGGTACTCTTGTTTGTACTGAGTCTGTGAACGAACACCCATTTGCTCAACAAGTACCAAACCATCTTTGTGACCCATTAAGCAAGCACGAGCTGCAGTAGAACCAGAAGTTGTGTCAGCGTTAGAAGACACAAATACAGGCATACCGTACAAGTTACCGATTTCACCATTGCGGATGGTGTTGTTTGAACCAACTTCACCAACAAATGCCTGCTCAGTGTAGCGAGCCAAGCCCATCAATGTGTTACGGCTTGATGGAGGGATGATGAAATAACGACCATCCATTGGAACATCGCTGTCATCCAAACGCTGGATAGCACGACGGATACCAGCATCAGTCAATGCAGAAGCGTTGTTTGAAGCAGCAACATACAATGTAGAACCATCACCACCAATGTAACCCTTAGTGTAAGCAGCAGTGTTAGCACCGCCTTGAGCGATACGACCTAATTGGATAATGTTGGTATCAACTTGTTTAGCCAAAGCGTAACCAGCGTCGTCTGTGTAGAACTGACGCAGTGAAGACAATGCTTGAGCTTCGACGATGTCCTCAATCAAACGGCTATATTCATAGTGTTTGTCGATAGATACTGTTACTTCTGACTCAGTTGCAGCAATCAAAGTAACTTGAGTTGATGCAGATTTAGCAGATGCTGAACCACGAGTTGGAACAGGGATATGTACTGTATCGCCTTTCTTACCTTTGAAAGACATCTTCTTGATAAGATTA